AAGCAGTTTCTCTAACGGCCTTTGCGTCTGCAATTGCTTCTTTTAACAATTTGCTATTCATCTTAAATTTGTGAATTTGCTTGGACTAATGAAAGTGTGTCCAAATGATATTACTTGATTATAGGGTGACCTCATATAAAAAAGTGATGAGGTATTCGAATCAATTATATATAAATATAATAAAACTTTGGAAAAAACAAATTTAAATTAAAAATTATTTAAATATTTATTTTTTTTAATTGCTTTTTCTTTTTCCAATCTTTTTCGAACTGAGGGTTTTAAGTATTCTGCCCTATCTCTTAATTCTTTTACTATCCCTAATTTAAAGGATTTATTTTTGAAAAGTTTTAATGCTCTTTCAAAATTTTTTTGTTGTTCATCTGAACTAGAACCTCTTGCTATTTTAATTTCAATTCTTACTGGCATACTAACCCAACTCTTCTATTATTTCTCTTATTAAATGTTGAGACTTACACCATTCGCCACAAACATCAGTTCCTATTCCTTCATTTAGTTGAACTTTAACTGATTCGTTTAGTGATTCCATAAATGCACCTTGTGTAGATGGGTTGGATACAAAATCCCATCCTATTAATTCAAAATCTTCTCCAACTTTTACTTTGTTTCCTCCCATAGATTCTACTGAACCCATTCCTCTTGATGATATACCTAAACGAATACCCGCTCTTAAAAGTTCTTTAAGGATGTTTCCAGATGGGGTTGGTAGTATTTCTACTACACCTACTACATCATCACCATTCCAAGAACACTCTCTAATGTTATGTGATACATTTTTAAGAGATACAACTGAGGATTCAGGATGGTCTAATTCCCCTAACGCTCTTTTTTCAGTAATTAATTGTTGGTATTTCTTTACTTCTCTTTCCAATATTTCTTTTGGATACACTCTACCATTTTGGTTCTGAGCATCGGCTCTTTGTAATACACCTTTAACCAAAACTACTCCATTTTCGTCTTCGTTAATCTTTCCCTCAAATAAGTGTGTTTCTATTAAAAGTGATTTCATTCGTTTTGATTTATTTTAATAATCCAATTGCCATATCCTTAACTTCTCTTTCTGCTCCGGCTGCATATTTCTTATTACAAATTGCAATCGTATTTCCAGGTACAGGAATCATATACATCGGAATCATTTCGGTTACGAAAGTATATTTAATACCAGCTTTTTTTAATTCAGCTCCAACTCCCATAAATGAAGATGCTGCGGTTGCCGCTGCTTCAACTTTATCTAAATCTGCATCATATTTTCCTTCTGCAATTGTTCCTTCGTTTGGATATGCTTTATCAACTGCATTAAAGAATTCTTTCTTTTTTTCATCTGAATCTAATTCAGCAGGTGAATTGATTCCAAATTTATCCATCACACCTTTGAAAACCTTTTGGTATTGAGTCATTTCTTCCTCAGTCATTTCCATTTTGGTTCTCAATTTATTTACAGATGCCGCCAAATTCATTTTATCTAATCCGATTGCATCAATAACTCTAGCTATAATTTGTAATTTTTGTTGGTTGTTCATCTTAACACCTTGCATCTTATCAGTTGCCTGGTCTAATTTTGATGCTACCGATGTTGGAATGTTAGCAGTATTCACATCAGATGCTGCTTCTTTATGAATTTCTTTTAATCTTTCAGATACCCCACTCCACGCTTTTTCAACTTTATTAAAAAAGTCTTTCTTTTCATCATCGGATTTGAAATCAGCGGGTGAATCTACACCATGCTTTTTAAGCATTGACTGGAAAAAGGATTGATAATCTTTTTCTTCTTGAAGAACTTCACCAACTAATGCTTTTAATTGTTCCTTAGTTATTTTCATACAAATTACTTTTTAAGATAGGTCACATTTTTACCAATTTTCGATAACCTCTCTCTTATTCTATAAATATGGTGATTAGTTCTTTTCCAAAAATTTTCACCTTTCATAGCATTTTCTTTTTTAATCTTACCATACCATTCTAAAAATTTTTCAATTTCGTCCAATTTTCGGCGAGTTTCTCTAATACCTAATCCTATTTTTTGGTTAGGTGTAAGAGTATTATCTAATCTTAATTTATGGAATCGATTTTCAGTAAGAGATGAATAACCAGTCAATGCGGCCATTCTTTTTACATAATCAGATGTATGTTTGCCATCTTTAGCAAATGCACGAGGAGTATCATATCCCGCAACATCACCTGTCGTTGTTACTTCTTTTTTTAACTCTTCCTCTTCTTCTTTTAATTCGGAAAGTATTTCTTTAATCTTATTTTTTAACGCTTCTAGCTGATTTGACATTTCTAATTTCCTTTAGTAATTCGTATGTAAGCATTAAAACTGAAACTTGTTTCTCACTATTTTCTTTCAAAAAGTTATCAGATTTAAATAACTTAACCATTTCCGTTATTTTAATTTTAGTTACTTTATCGGTAATGTCTTTGGATTCCGAAATCAAAGAAGTTAATACCTTCTTTGCCTCTTCACTAATAAATTTGGAGAATGTGGAAGTATTAGAAACATTATTAATAAATTCTCTTAAAAGACCTTTTTGAGAATCATCTAAATTTGAATATTTTGAGTTGAAATTTTCAATTAATAACTTATAAGTTAGTAATCTTAAATCTTCGGATTGTTTTTTAAACTCTTCGTATAACTTATCCTGAGGTTTGTTTGAAAGTTTTTTAGTAGTAATGTGCTCTAAAATAGTATTGTTAGAATCGATAAAATCTCTAATTTCTACTTTTCTACCGTGTATTTTACTTTCAAATATTTTGTAAATGGAAGCCAATAACTTATAGTTTTGTAAATTAGATGAAAGGAACTTTTCTAACTCATAAGATTCCTTAATCGTTCTAATAAGATTATACTTCTCCTTTGCAAGTTTTGATTCATCTAATTTCTTTCTCTCTTCTACCACTTCTGATAAAAAGAGTTTAGCATCATCTGAATTAGAGAATTTCTCTTTTGTTATCCAATTATATAATTTTAATTCTTTTGCTAACTCTCTTTTGGAATTAAAGAATTCTTTAATAATTTTTTCCGACAGGTTTTTATTTGTGTTGGATAACACCTCTTGTGTGATTTGTTTTACCAACAATTCAAATAAAATAGCTGTATTTTTAAACTTTGAGTGTTTAACTTTCATTACAAACGTCTGTTTTACAATTATATATGTAAATATTTACATAATATAAATATCAAATAACTTAGGATTACTTAAAATTTATATGTCTGTCAATATATTTTTATCATCTAATAAAGAACCGCTATCATCATTTGATATATCGGTATCCTCATTAATCATCTTTTTACTATTATTTTTATCGTAACGTGATTGTATTTTTTTCCTAATTGTATCTTTTATAAACTTTTCCTTTTCAGATACATTTTTTAGTTTAGATACCAATCTTTCTTTTCGTGTTTCTCTTCCGAAGTTTCTCGTAATGTCATCTTTACCCAATGGGTCTCTACCAAATGCATTATCATCAGTTCCTCTATCTCCAGCCTCTGCCGGTCTTCCACCTTTTTTACCATTCTCCGCACTTGTTTCAGCCTTATCCTTTATTACGGGTTCTCCCTCCTGCACCGGTTGTTCTTCTTGTTGAGGTTCTTCTTGTGGTTGTCCCGGTTGAGGTTGTTGTGGTTGAGCCTGTTCCTCTTCGTATGGATCAACTCCCTCATTTTCTATTTTGTTTAATCTATTCAAATCAAATGTATCAGTTACAACATCTTCTTTGTTTAAATCAATTTCTTCATCAGATAATTTGAATATGTTTTTATAAATCCAATCGTTAGAAATCATTTTTAAGGCCTTCATATCAGTTGCCAATCTAACTTTCTCCGTCCATAAGTTTATTTTCTCTTGCTCATAGATTGTAGATGGATTAGTTAATTCTAATTGGAAATCAACTACATCTCCCCCTTCAAATCCATTTGCAATAAGGTGAGCAATTGCAACTTGTGTTAATTCCGATACTACAACTCTTTGAATTCTCTCAATCGTTCTAGCAAATCGTATATCCTCCGCCGCCAAAGTTGCTTTACCATTTATATCCTCTTCATATCCTAAGAACGCCTTTGGAACTTTTAAGGCTGCAAATAATTTTGCTTTTAAGTAATCTATATCTTCTATCGCAGAATAATTTAGACCATTAAGGGTATCAATTTGAGTTCCACTATCTCCACCTCTCACCGGCATAAAAAAATCTTCGGTGATGTTCATCATATTATATTTAAGATTATAATCCCCCGTCTTCTGATCTTGGAATGGGGTTTTCTTAATCTTATTTATAATTTTTTGCATATAGTTATCTACCTCTTGCGGTGGTATATTACCTATATCGATTTTGAATATTCTTTTTTCAGGTGCTCTCATAATACGATGTATCATCATCGCATCTTCCATTAGGGTAATTTGTTTCCACAATCTTCTTGCATTCTCAATCATAGATTTACCATAAGGTAAATAATTGGTATCGGAATACAAACGGAAATGAGCCATCTCATAGTTATCGTATTCCTTTTTACCTAAATAATCAGGATCGACTGTGAATTTAATACCCGCTTCATGTCTATTGATTCTAGATGGATCGTGTGGATTTTCGGTTCTCTGTGTATGATATACCGATTGTGGGAATACATTAACAACTCCCTCTCCCTCTACTATTTCCAAAGTTAAAAATTGGTCACCGTATTTTGCTAAGTTTCTAACCCACGGCCATAGATTAAATTCTATGTTCATTATATCATAGAATAGATTATGTAAAACTTCCTTAACATTTTGGTTTGAAGTTTTAATAGTCAATACATCTCCAAATTCATTTTTAGTTGTTGATTCATCGGCGTATATATCTAATGCCGATGCTATAATCGGGTCTTGATCCATTGCATCGTAATCCAAAAACAACTCTCTTCTGATTGTTTGGTATGAGAGTTGAGATTGTAATGCATTGTATTGGTAGCCAGTTTGTAGTTTATAGAATCTATCCTTAACCGTTTTTAGATTCGATAAAGCCTGACTATTTTCAGTATCAACAACTTTCGTTTTTCCATCTTCTCTTCTAACAATAACATTAGTAGAGAACAATTTTCTCATTCTTTCGAAAAACGAATTATTATTTTTTTCTGCCATTTTATTTGTTTTCTATAATTCTGATAATCAAATTACCATTTCCTTTAATTACTCTATGAAACTTATGATTTTTTATTTCAATTTGTTTCCCTTCTATCAAATCAATTGGTAATTCATTATCTAATTGAATTTTCCAATTTTTTCCTCCTAAAACTAAAAGGGTTCTATCCCACTCATCCTGATGCCACAATAACTCCCTTTCATCTATATCTCCTTTAAATAACCTATATCTTTTGTTTTCGTTTATGAATACATCTATATACTTTTCCTCCATATCAAATCTATGAATAATTATTCAAATTTCCAACTATTCTTACCAATATCTATAAGCCGGTTCTGATAAACCCAACTGCTTAGCATACTTTGGTAGATTACACGCCCACCATCTTGCGGAGGTTTTATCCTTTTCGGTATCACAATTGTGTCTCGCCGCAAAAGCCTTACTCGCTTCCAAATCGTTTATCTTCACTTTAAGACCGGTTGTATCTCCCCAAGCTACTTTCTTTACACTATCACCATCTTTAACATAAACGTAGAACTTTTTAGGCCCACCTTTTTTAGGCTCATTTAATTCAACCTCTTTTCCCTGATGTTCAGCTTCTAAAATAGGAAAATCTAACCATACTTCCTTACCTTCATAAATTCCCTTTTCACCTAAATCAGTTTCTTTTACAAACCACTTATCTTGTGCATTTTCTAAAACTAACTTATTCTCATTAAATAGTTCTCTTGCACTTCTAAACATTTCAAAATACTTAGTCGAACCGTATCTATAAATGGATTCGTGAATAGGAGTCCCCACTTTTTGGTGGTATCTTAACCCTTCATTTATTGTTTCTATATTTTCTGCTATAATTTTCATACATATAAATATTAGAGTAACCATCTTATATCTTCATTTCCATCGCCAA